CCTGCTAACCAGACGTTGTCAAAATTGTCGTCGGTCTTTATAAAAGCAGTGCGTAGCGGATCGCCTGTGCCGTCATTGACAGCGGCTCCGTAATTGATTTGTTGTTGGGTGTTTCCGGTATTGGCCATTCTACTGTGTCCTTGGGGTCACAGTATTTACCAAAAACTAATGTAGCAAGGTGCAGCTTAGTAGGGACTAAAACTGGATCCACAACCGCAAGTGGTTTGGGCTTGTGGGTTTTTGATGCTGAATGCTGAGCCGTATTGATCTTCTCGATAATCAATTTCGGCTCCTTGCAAGTAGCCACTGCTCATGCTATCGATCAAGAGATTCACTCCGGCGAATTCCAGATCAAAATCATCGTCGCTTTGTTCTTCGTCTAGGGTAAAGCCGTAGCTCATACCAGAACAGCCGCCACCTTGTACAAATACACGCAGTTTAAGAGCAGGATTGTTTTCTTCTGCTATTACATCTCGTAATTTAGAAATAGCGTTTTCAGTTAATGTTATCATATTCTTTTGTTAATTTTTACCTACTGCTATTTCAATTAGTTTTACTTGATTCTCTGCTAGATCTTCGAGACTTTTTCCAAGAACACAGCCTAGCTCGCCTAACGCAGGATCATATCTGCCTGCTATACCAGCAGATATGTTCACTAATCTGTCGCCTTTGGCTATAGGTCCTTGCACTTGACAAGGTACACGTCCGGTCAACGCAACTGGTAATCCAATTGCCCCGGCATTCATTAAATATGCTGGTTGGGTTGATATTACGCCAGCTACACGAGTGTCATGGCTGATATCGCTGACAGTAATTTCTGACGAACCACCAAAACAAACCACTGTGCCAGGCTGATATTCAGCGTCTGCAGAATAGTTTTCTGCAAGGTCAGCGTACAAGGCTGTAGTAGCTGTGGCAAATACAGTGTTGAATACAGCACCTGTGGCGCCAATATTACCTACTCCGCTTGAGGCACCGTTTGCAATAGCAGTGACGTTAGCTCCACTGTTGACTGTAATTCGTCCAGATGCAGTTATGCTGGCCACTGCTGAAATACTGCTGCCTGTTAGATTAAGATTATCACCGCTGGCTAACTCTTGAATTTGAGCTGCACCTGTGTTAACGATTAATGGGTATCTATCTGCCATTTAATTTTCCAATTTTGATTATTTATGTAGTCACTATGACGTTGGTGTTGCCGGTTCTGGTCAACACTATTACGTTTCCGCCGGCACCCAAAGGTATAGTAGCAACAGTAGTTCTAGTACCAACTTGTAAACTTCTTGCAACTAATATATTACCGTTATAATAAAGATTTCCGGTAGCAACAACATTACTTCCTGTAACGTTACCAGTGGCGCTGACCAATCCTGCTGTGTGTAAGTTGCCACCTTGAACGTTGCCAACAGCACTGAATGCAGCCGATGCAGCAAGTGTGGCAGCAGTCACAGTTAATGTACCACTACCAAGAGTTCCAGCATTTCCCGAAGCCATTATACGAACATCAAAGTCGACTGGTGAATAACTGGTATTAAAATCAATATATGGCGTGCTGGCAGCAAGACCATCAATACGCCCAATACTGACCGAGCCTCCGGCATCAGTTGCCAAAGAGGCTCGACCTGTCCCGCCATTGACTATAACTGTTCCGGCAACGTTTGCTCCGGTTGAAGTAACTGTTATTACATTGGCAATACCGGCAGCACTAATTGCAACATTACCGTTTAAAAAAGTACTAACACTTGCTGTTCCGTTCGATATTGAACTGGGAGTTATGGATATACCACTCAGTTGGCTGCCATTACCTAGTATATAATTGCCAACCACATTGCCCGCAGCTGATACCAATCCAGCTGTACGTAAGTTTCCGCCTTCGACGTTGCCTACAAGAGAAACTACATTGGCAAACAAAGTTCCTGTACTGGGTATATATTTAAGATTTGGGAAATCTGCAGACACGTTTGCAGCAGTGCCCACAGCTGATACAAATACAGGATAAAAATTAAGTGCTGCGCTGGTATCTACGGCTGTTATGGTATTTCCTGTACCAGCTGGACCTGTCTGTCCAGTAGCACCAATTCCGCCAGTAACACCTGTGGCTCCTTGAGGTCCAGTGGCTCCAGTTGCTCCACCTGGACTTCCAGCAGGCCCTGACGCCCCTGTGGCCCCTGTTGCTCCTAATCCAGTGGCTCCTTGAGGTCCTGTGGCTCCAGTGACACCGGCACCTGTTGCGCCTGCAGTTCCTGTAGCACCTGTTAGACCGGTTGCTCCAGTTGACCCAGAACCAGTAGCTCCGGTAGCGCCGATAGGTCCAGTTGAACCTGTTGAACCAATGACACCTGTAGCTCCAATGACACCTGTAGCACCGGTTGATCCAGTAATACCAGTGGCACCAATGACACCTGTAGCCCCGGTAGCACCGGTTGATCCAGTAACGCCCGTTGCACCTGTGGCACCAACACCAGTTGCGCCAATGGGTCCTGTAGCACCTGTGGCACCAACACCAGTTGCGCCAATAGGTCCTGTAGCACCTGTTGATCCAGTAACACCGGTTGCACCAGTAACGCCGGTGGCACCAGATCCAGTTGCGCCAATAGGTCCGGTCGAACCTGTTGCACCTGTAACGCCGGTTGCTCCAATGACGCCGGTGGCACCTGTAGCACCGGTTGCACCTGTTGGGCCTGTAACGCCGGTTGCTCCTGTTGAACCTCTAGCTCCTGTAGCACCAGTAACACCAGTTGCTCCTGTAGCACCAGTAACACCGGTTGATCCTGTGGATCCTGTAACGCCAGTGGCACCTGCGGATCCTGTGGATCCAGTAAGACCAGTTGATCCTGTAACACCTGTAGATCCTGTAACGCCAGTAGCACCTGTGGATCCTGTAACACCTGTAGCGCCTGTAACGCCGGCTATACCAGTGGCTCCAGTTAGACCAGTGACACCTGTAGCACCAGTAGAGCCTGGTACACCAACTGCACCTGTTAAATTAATAGTCCAAGAATTATATGTCCCAGATCCAGTAACTGAAGTTACGTTTACTTGCATGGCACCGCTACCAGAATTGTAGCTGTCTATAGTACCAGACATGGTATTACTAGGATCATAACTTATGATACATGGTTGTCCAACAGTCCAAGCCAAACCTGTATCAACTGTTAGATTTTTAGTTCCTGTGCCTATTAATAAACTAGTTGCAGATGTTGTACTGTATTGATCTCCGGGTAATCCAGTTGCGCCAGTAGCACCTAATCCTGTGGCACCAGTAACGCCGGTAGATCCAGTAACTCCTGTGGCACCAGTAACGCCTGTAGCTCCATCGACTCCTGTGGCTCCTGTAGAACCCGTAACGCCAGTTGAACCAGTAACGCCTGTAGCTCCATCAACCCCTGTTGCGCCGGTTGCACCAGTAACACCGGTTGCACCAACGACGCCAGTAGCTCCAGTAGCGCCGGTAGCTCCAGTAACGCCAGTGGCCCCATCTACTCCGGTGGCTCCTGTTGTACCAATTACACCCGTGGCACCTGTAACGCCAGTTGCTCCTGTTGCGCCTGTAGCACCCGGAACTCCGGTAGAACCTGTGGCTCCGCTTGCACCAGTGGCACCTGTATCGCCAACAACACCTGTGGCACCAGTGGCGCCTAAACCAGTTGCACCAATTTCTCCAGTGGCACCTGGCACACCTGTGGCTCCGGTGGCTCCGGTGGCTCCGGTGGCGCCAATTATGCCTGTTGCGCCTGTTGCGCCTGTTTCTCCAGTTGCACCAACGACACCCGTAGCGCCGGTGGCACCTGTGGCTCCTGCTGGACCAGTGGCTCCTGTAGCTCCTGTAGCGCCTGTTGCACCGGTAGCGCCTGTAGCTCCTGTAGCGCCAATTCCGGTGGCTCCTTGAGGTCCTGTGGCTCCTGTTAGGCCGGTGGCACCTGTAGGACCAGTGGCTCCCAATCCGGGTGCAATCCAACTACGATCACCAGTTGTATCGCTGGATAAAACATACCCAGAAACAGCAGGAACACCAAGATCTGGTTCGGTTTCGGACAATTGAATAAAGTCGTAGCGATCAGCAGATACTTCTGTGGGAGGTACTTTTTTAATCTTGCCGGATATCAATCTTGACATGTTTTATTAGTTCTCGGTCTCAAGAATACTCATTGTAAATTGCAAAGAAGAATCAGCACTAGCGGAAACAAAAACCGCATGGCCAGATTCTAAAACCAGTTTACCAGAAAGAGCACCCAATGCATCGTTGCCAGGTATTTCAAAATCTGTAATCAAAGATGTAAGTATGTTGCTTTTGTTAATAAACATACTGGCTGTCACAGTACCACCAGTTATATTGCTAAATTGTGCCATTAGCACAATGCCGGTATACCCAGCAGGTGCTGTATAAACAGTGGCTCCTGTAGTGGTAAGATCAGCTGTTACGTTTCGAAATACGTTTATGGCCATTTTATTATCCTTCGAGTGCTAATATATAAGGTGTCATTACTGCAAACAATGACTTATCAAAAGTTGCGCCGCTGATGGTACCATTAGCACCATTAATTGTCAACTGATCTCCTACTTTAAAATCACCACGTTCGTCAGTGGCAGTATAAACCACTGCTCCGCCATCAATAGTGACTACCTGGTTAGCGGGGATAGCGATAGCTCCAGCAGCTGGAAATGATGTGGCCAAAGTTGTACCTGTACCAACATATTCAAATGTATGGCTACTGGCGTTTATCTGACTGCGTGTAAAAAATATACAAGGAGAATTATTTGTAAGCGGTACTAATATTTCTTGAGCAAGTGTCACTGTGCAGGTTCCTGCCACTAGTGGAGTGACATCCCAAATATCATTTAAAGTAACACCGTTGTCAAAACTTATGGATTGATTGATGTTGGGTCGTTGTGACAAATTCTTGAGTAAAATCTGATTCCCGATCTGATTTACACCATCGGTCAGACCTGAATTACTCACAAGCACTTTGCCGCTGGAGACTAGACCATATGTACCAAAAGAAGTATTGGAGTTTGTAATTGAACAGTATGCACCGCTTTCACATAAAACTCCTTGGCTACAGCATACAGTGAATATACTGACCAACTGAGCATAGGCCTGATTTAATAGATGGATACCAATGCCGCCTTCGTTTATCTGTGTATAAGCGTCAGATACCATGCTTTTACTGCCTTGTGCTAAACTGCCATCAATACGCATGCCACAACCAGTGGTGGTTATGCTGGAGCAATTTTGTACATAAGGACTGGTGGTAATTACACCAGCACCTGCTGTTGGGAAAGCCACAGCGGCAGCTGGTGACAAGTGCCCACGAAAAGTAATTCCGGAAATATAACAGGCATTTTTTAGATGAAAAATATCTTGCGTGGGATTTTGAGGTAAGACCGATACACTACGTAAGTCGTCTCCCCATAAGGTTACATTAGCTGGAAAAACTACCGGATTGTTTTCAGTATAGGAACCAGTTTTGACAAAAATAGTTACTTTGGAAGTTGGATTTGTTGTGGTATAAACACCAGCTGCTGTGGCTGCTGCTTTGATGGTTAAAAATGCATCAGATAAGGTTGTTCCAGTATTGCTATCACTACCGTCGGTGGTCACATAATATACGCCCGGTACTGCTTGTCCCAGTCCTTGAGAATACAGTTCTGTAAAATTAGCATTGACTTTTTGGAAACTAGTTCGTATAGGATCTCCTGCTCCGTCGTTGGGCGCAGATCCTACATTTATTGTTTGTTTTGCCATTGGAGTTTACCTGTTTAGTCTATTTATCTATTTTCCTTTAAGCTTAGAGATAATCAAAAGCGGCAAAATTGTTTAATTTACTTGTTCAAACAGCATCACGTTGTTGCGAAACCAGCCCATGTGCGGGCCCTGTACAATAAAATCCAACATACGAGTTTCTAATTCCAGATTACGCACCAAACCTTGTTCTACCAATTTCTCTGCCCAGTACTCCTTAGGTTGACAATTAATGTGCCCAATACCACCTTGTCCAGGTTGTGCTGCTGTCCAAATCAAGGTCTTTTTAACGCAACGAGCCACTTGGTAAACTACTAAATCAGCAAAAGATTCATCTATATGTTCTGCTACTTCTAAACAAATAACAGTATCTGCCCGATCAGAATCTGACAGGTCAAACAGGCTTTGATATTTCAAGTGATCTTTGCCCACAACGCGATCGTCAACGTCGATACCTTGAGCCCGGATTCCGAATGTGCGTAAGGCATCTACATAAGTGCCAGGTCCGCAGCCAATGTCTAGCACTGAGCCAGGCGGCAATGCTGCACTGATCCATTTAGCAAGACGTTTTGCAGGTGCTTGTTCTTCGTCGTCAATTTGATCGTAGTTGATGCGCTCAGGATGCTGCGGGACAGTGCGTTTGAGCCAAGCTAGGTCGTTGCGTTCAGGATGATCTTGATACCAACCTGCTCCGGTGTGTACATCCAGCACAGTTTGAAAGTATTCTTCGTACATGGGGGCCACACGATCCAACAAGAAATTTTCTCCAAATGCTCTGCAATTTCTAGGATCAATGCGATCAATGTTGCGGGCTGCCCAACAGAATTGATCAAAAGTTCTGCAACGATACCCTGTAACACCGTGTATGTTGTTTTCAGCAAATGATCCCCAATCCGTAGTAATTGTAGGAGTGCCTGACAACAGCAGTTCGATCTGTACTCCACCGAACGGTTCCACGTACTGACTGGCAACAAAAGCTGCCTTGGCATTGCTCATGAGCTCTCGGCGTGTTTCTACATCGGCATAGCCCACAAATTCCACATGCGGTGGGAAGGTGCGTCCTTCGGGATTTTGTCCTGCAATCTTTAGTTTTGCCCCGATCTTTTCTGTAACTTGCACAGCAATGTCTACACCTTTGCCTGAATAAACACGACCCAGGAACAGGAAGTAGTCTTGTTTTTTTTCTTTGAATTCAAAATCTTCCGGATCAAAGTAGTTGGGAATAACCACATCGTACCAGTCCTGCATGCAATTGCCTACAGCTTTTAACCCGTAGTAGGCATGATAGATAGCATAGCTTTCAAATATTTTCCAACGTGCCCAGTGTCCGCCGGCATAACCAATACCAGGTTCCACTGTGATCAGATCAGGGTGTGCATCACAAACAGGTCTTGTTCCGGCGCCCCAGAAAGGCAAGATAAAGTCATTGGGCTGTTTACGCAAGCCTACTTCGCGTATGGCATTGCGATAAAATGTTTGGTACGCATGATCACCCATATCGTAAGTAAAAAAGTTACGGCGCCAATCGTAGTTGCCGTAGGCAATTTCAAAATCTTCGTTGGTCAGCACTGGAACATGTTCTGTGCAGATCAGATCAGAATCTTCGTGTCCGTAGTGTATTACTGTATGTCCACGTTCGGTCATCATTTTACCAAATTTGACAACTTTCTGGGTATAAGCACAGGCGTTGAATTCTTTGCTGCTGACTGTGTGCGGCAGTCCCAGTACGTGAAAACGAAATTTATTGTTCATCTATTGAAAGTTTTAGTTTACAACTGCGGGGGTTTGTTTACTGCGCTGAGAATACAATACTATTTAATGCAGGTCCAGAGATCTTGAAAAATATTTGCATAGT